AAAGTTTCTGCTGAAGCAGATGCTCCCAGTTGCTGGAGAACTCCGTCGTGAAGTATTGCGGAATTTGTGATACGGGCATAACTAACTCCTTTGGTTTTGACTAAACCCACGTTATTGCGGGCCTCGTCGGGTTGATTGGTTGTGGTGTCCTCGGCGCTACCGATTATCCGCAAGCGCGGGTCGTCGGCCTTGGGCTGCCGTCGGACAGGCTCCACAAGGAGTTGTCTGCCTAACTGTTTGCGAGAATTGCGCTGCGCCGGAAGTGGCGCAAGGGTTTAGTCAAAAAAGTTGCGGGCTTTTGTGTATAGCAAAACGCCGTTCGGTATACACAACGTGTCGAAACCTTCGACATGGTTAAAACAACGTGTCGAAATTTCAGCGCAGCGCCGCCCACAAGAATCCGCCGTTGGCGCATCCGTAGAAAAAGAAAATGACGGCCATCGCCGGATCGCCCTGCTTCCACCACCCTACCGCGGTGGTAAAGTAAAGCAGCGTGCAGGCAAGGAGCGGCCAGAAGGTCATCCGATCACGCCGTCGTTCTTGCGCTCCACCCAGCCTATCACCTCGGCAATCACCAGACTGACTTCGGCAATGGCCTCTTCTTCGATGTCCCAAAAGCGGGCGTGAAGCAGTTCATGGATGACCAGTTCCTTGCCGCGGTGGGCAATAGCGTCTGGGTGGATGTAAACGGTTCTATCGTCTCGGACGCACAAGCCGTCCACAGGCTCTCGTTCCGGCGGTCGCTGGAGCTTGACCCTCCAACACTTGCCGTCGAGGGCGACTCGCTTGGTGGGGATGCGGCGGCTCATTTGAGTCGGTAGTGAGGGACGGGACGGACGCGCTCGGCCAGACGGATGGTGAAGTTGCGTTTCTCGGCCAGTCCTTGCTCGATCTTCCGGCGCACTTGTGTGCTGGTGATGCACTCGCTGCGTCCGCGGGCCTTGGCCAGTTGCTTAATCGTGAACCAGCCTTCCGGCACCTTTTCGACAGGAATGGTGGGCTGCGACAGGGCTTCGCACCACTGGGCCAGTTGTTTGTCGGCTTTGGTCTGTTTCATAGCGGGAGTTCGTAATGCGGATCGAAGACCGCGATGTTCACGATGCAGTGCGTTCCGTTGAAATGCCCGTAGGCTGCGGCATGCCTCCATGCCAGCGTTTGCCTGCGCGTGGCCGCGTATTCGATGTCCAACTTCACCCCGCAACCAATGTTGTAACCGATGGCCTTGGCATGGATGCGTGCGCTTTCGATGGCCACGCGGTGGGTGTGACCCATGACCACACTACGCCCGAATAGTTCGGCGGCGTCCCGCACGGCGCTGGTTCCAAAAAGCGACCCGTGGATAAAGGCGGTGTCGCCCAAGAGAAACGCGCAGTCGGCATGCACTCCCTTGTAGGGAATGATCCGGCACTTCATCTTGTCCGCGGCGGTCTGGATACGATCCAAAATGCCGATGGCCGCATCACGATGGATGCCGCTGGCACTGTGCTGCATCTGGGACAGTCGCGCCTCATGGTTCCCGAAAAGGAAGACGTTGGGGCGCAATTCCTTGAGGAAAGACAACCCTTGCAGGACGTCGTCGGTCATGCTGGCTCCGTAGTCGGGATCGGTTGAATCCCGCCGCGCACCGGCCCGCATGTTTCGCACATCGATGGCATCGCCCAGATGCAGGACAAAGTCCGGCTTCCACGCTTCGCGCAGTCTCAAAATGGCGTCGAGCGCCCGCGGATCGGCCTCTGACCCGTGGGTGCATGTGCAGGCCAGAAACTTCTGCCAGCCTTTGGTTTTATTGGCCATGATGAGCCGATTGTTGAGCCGATTAGGCGCTGGTCAGCATCCGGCGCACTTGGTCAACGACCTCCGCATCACCCTCTTGGTAGCGCGAGTAGAGCGGGTTGGCTTGGTTGGTCATAATGTCGCGGGCGCGGGCGCGGGTGCTGCTCGCTCCGGTTTGGTCACCGGCAACCAGCTTGTCGTCGGAGAGCTTCTCCGCGAGGTTGACGATGGCCTTGACCACTTGCGGATCAACAAAGCCCTGCGAGGTCGGATCGACTCCGGCGGTCACCGCGGCGCGGCGGGCCAGTTCGATTTTCTCCGGCATCTTGTCGCCCCAGACTGCTTGCAATTCGGCCCGTCCGGTTTCCAGTTGGGTTTCGATCATCTGGGCGGCGGCTTGGTTCATCAGCGCGGCCCGCTCCATGTCGAACTTCATCAGTTCGGTCATCGCGCTGGCGGGGATGTTGTGCTTGTGCGCCAGTTCCGCGGCACGCTTGGCCACGTTTTCATCCCAGACGACGCCTTCCGGCAGTTGCTCCGGTTTGAGGTTGTAGGCTTCGGGCGATTCGGGAACGCCGATGGCCTTGCGGTAGGCGGCAATTTCCTCCGGCGTGGACTTCTCGCTGGGGGGAACGATGGCGTTGGCCTTCTTGCCCAAGAGTTGCTCCAGCCCTTGGTAGGACTTGGAAAGGCTTTCAACGTCAGCCTTGTCGTTGCGCCAGAACTTTTCCGGTAGCCATTCGGGCTTTTCGGTTACTTCGGGCGCTGGCGCGTTGGTAACGCTGGAAGGCGCACCGGAAAGGAGTGTCCCTTCGGTTGTGACGCTGGTGTTAGCAGCGGGTGCGGTGGACGCGGAAACAGCGGCGCTGTCCGCGGTGGTGCTGGTTTCGGAGGTGGTGGTTGCATCGATCATGGTGGTGTTGGTTGGTTGGTGTTTTGACTAAACCGCGTTTAGCGGAGGACTTCAGTGGAGGGCCGCTCGACGTCGGCATCACCGACGACGGGCAGGGAAAGTTTGTGTTCGATGAAAAGGATCACCTCGCGCTGTCCGTCACGCACCGCGGCGGCGATGGGATCGAACGGACGTCCCAGCGTGCGCTCAAAGGCGGGCCGGTTCATGCGGAAGTAGGCGCGAAGGTTGTCCAAGACAACGCGCCCGTCTTCGTTGTCGAAGCAGCGGTGGTAGGCGTTGTTTATGCGCTGAAGGCTCTTGCTGCGCTCCAGTTCTTTGTCGGTGGTCATGCGGTGGCTTGATTCATCAAACGGCCAAGGGCGCTGTCCTGCTTCACGCTACCGGCCTTCCCTGCGGCCTCGGCCATCGTCAGCATCTCTTGTTGTTGCTGCATCTGGGCCTGCGCCTGTGCGCGGGCGGCGCGGGCCTCTTCGACCTCGTCCTCTTCGGCCAGCCAGTCGGCGGGCAGTCCGTCGTTGCGGGCGGTTTCGCGGGCGATGACGTCCCATTTGAAGTTGTCCAGCACTTCGGGGCGCACTTGCGCGATGATCGCGTTGCGCTCCATTGTCCTTGCCAAGGAAAGGTTGTGCATGGCGCGGATGGCGAGCGCGACCTTGCTGACGTAGCTGACCTCCGGCTCCGGCAGCATAGGCTGGCCCATCGCGTCCATCTGGATCGCGTCCTGCGGCGGCGGGGGGAAGTGGCCGTTGCGGATCAAGATGCCAAACACTCCGCGCAGCATGGGCGAAAGCAGTTCGGTCGTCTTGCGGGTGAACGAGGGGGAAAACTGCACCAGCTTTTCGCTGGCCCGCTCGGCCACCTCGGTCGCGGTCATGTTGGTGCGCTCCATCGAGGCAAACATGCGGAACATATCGACATGCATAGCGGTGTTGATCGCGTTGGTCTTGCGGGCCTCTCGGTCGAGTCCGATGGAATAGTCGCCCGCGGTGGCCCACTCCTGCGGCAGAGCGTTGGGTTGCGTGGGGTCGTAGTAGGTGACGCCCCCAGAGCGCAAATCGACTTCCCCTTCGTGCGTAGCTGGCATGAGGAGACGAGGGAACGCTTTGATCTCGGAGAGGGCGTCAAGCTGTTTGGCCAAGAAATTGAGTTGGCGGGCTTCGGGCAAAGCCATCCATGCCGGAGAGACTCCATAAACGCCCTGCTGGCTTTTAACGTGGCGACCGGCAAAGAAAGGTTTCTCGTCGTAGCCGCTGTTGCGGCAAACGTGCTTGTTGCTTTGGTCAACGTAGACGCTGGCCCAAGGCTTGTTCGGGCCGTCGGCCTTGTTGCGGTCGCGGTCGTTGTCCTCGCGCTTGTAGAGCGCATGAACAAAGCGATGCTTGACGGTGCCGCCCTTGCCGGTGCGCCGGATCTCTTGCAGTTTCTTCTGCATGGCGGGAGCGAGGTTGTCCTCGCCAAACTTGTCCGCGGCTTGCAGGACGGTCAGTTCCAGTTCGCGGAAGACGGTGTCGATCAGTCCCTCGTCGTTCTCGGCCAGTGAGTAAGTGCCAATGTCGAACTTGTGAAAGACGAGCGGGTGCGACATTCCTGCCTCAACGAACATGCAGTAGGTGCCGAAGACGGAGTCGTCATAATACAACTCATGCACTTCCGTATAAAGGTTGCTGGTGGCCAAGAGCAACTGGGTCATCTCGGAACACTTCGCATACCACTGCTTGGCCTTGTCGCTGTTGACGCCCTTCGGAGGCTCGTAGACAAACCACCGGCTGTCGGCAGGCGTGATGTAGGCAAGCTGCCCATTGGCCAGCGTGGCCGCGGCTTGGACGGCGCTGGTATCGAAGAGGACATCGTAGCGCGAGCTATCCGGCACGCTGCGCTTGGCGCTGATCTCGGCTTTGCGCGGCAGGAAATACTCGGCCAATTCCTGCCAGTGCGTATCCCATGAGGCCCGCTCGGAACCCAAGTCTTGGTTGCGGGCGAGAACCCAGTCAGCGAGTTGGACGTTGTCTTTCATTTACCAGAGGTCGGGATCGTGGGTCGCCGCTATGAGCAACATGATGCCGGTTGAAACAACGGCGAGGTGATAGACGAGCGGTTCCATGTGGTTATCCAAGAAGACTGCGCCCACCCAGTCGCCCAGCGCCGGTCGCGGGGTTGTAGCCTCCGGTGTTGCCCGCCAAGAGGCTTCCGCGCATGGACGACTTGCGGACACGCTTGTCGCCTTGCTCGCCGGTCTGGCTGAAATCTTGTGCCGCGGGTGGCGTCATGGCCTGCGTGCGCTCGGCGCTCTGCTGCATTTCGCGGATCTTCTGCGCCTGCTCGGCCAAGCGCCGGTTGTATTCGGCGGCTTGGGCGGCGGCGGCAGCGGCCTGTTCCTGCGCCACGCGGTTGGCCTCGGTAATCTGGCCTTCGGCCTTGCGCGGAGTGACCGTGCGCGTGGCCTGCGAGAATGTCGGGATGCGGAACATTTAGCCCAAAAGACTGTTGCCCGTCACAGGATTGCTGTAGCCGCCTGTCTCACCGGCCAACATGGACTTGCGGACTCCGTCGCGCCGCGCCGCGGCTTGGCGGGCCTGCTGCTGGGCATCGCTCACGCTTTGATCGACGCGCTCCGGCATGGGGGCCGGTGCCGCGGGTGCCTCCGGCATCTTGGGCATGGGGGGCATTTCAAACTTGGGCATGGGCGGCGGTGTGCCGCCTCCTCCACCGCCGAAGTGGCAGCGGCAGATGAGGTCAATCTTGGACGAGTTGTAGAAGCGCATATTTTTGGATGAGTTTGTCGGTCGAAAAGAAAGTCAGCGGATGGCCACTCCTCTCCCATGCGATGAGCGGAAGATAAAAGGGGATGTGGCGCAATAGTTTTTTGACTAAACCCTGCAAGCCTTGGTCGTCGGCCAAGGCAAAGGCGTAGACATACCATGCGTCCCAGTCCTTGCGCTGGAAGCCACACCAGACGTCGTTGATCATCTCCTGCGGGGCCGCGCTGCACACCGGACGCGCCATCATCACATACTCCGGCGTGCTAAAAAAACAGCCATGCGCCAAGTGCGCGAGCATGTCCTCTTCAAACGTCCGCGGGCTGTCCGCGGTGTAAAGCATCTTGCACTTTTCGATGGGCGTCATCGTCGCACGATTGTCCTGCGGTTGAAGTCCAAGTCGCGGATGCCGGTTGTCACTACGGTCGGGCGCGGCTTGGCAAAGCCGGTCTTGAGCATCCCTGCCATCTCGGCCTCGGCTATCATGCGGAGCGCGTCCGCGGCGTGGCTGGCCCAGTTGTGGACTGGCTCGTTGACTACAATGCCGGTGGCGCTGCTGCGCTTATAGGCATAGTTGGCCAGTGCATCGAGGCCACGCTCGCAGGCAGGCAGGCGGAACGAGAACCGCGGGAACATTTGCAGGCAGGCATTGATCCCGATCCAGATGTCGTGCGTCCGCGGCAGGACGCGCACGTTGGCCAGTCCGGCCTCGGTATACACTTGAGCGTCGGCCTTTCCGCTGGTGCGAGTCGCCGCGGCATCGTGTGGCAGGAAGTGCGCTCCGTAGCTATATCCCTTGGCCAGCATGTGACCGACGCGCTGGACAGGGGTCATGTCCAGATCCATGTCGCAATCGATCACGCGCACCTCGTTTCCGCCGATCACTTGAAAATACCAGACCACCGTATTAACCGGACTGCCCAGATCCCACGCGGTGTGGACGAGTGTGCTGTTGTCGGTTTTGAAGGCGCTGATCGCACCGGAGGCCCGCAACTTGTCCAGTTCGCCCGCGTAGATCGCCCCCTCAACCGGACTCTTGAAGCACTCGTCGAGCGTCGTCGGGAACTCGCGGAAGATGAAGAGGCCAAGGTCGCGGGACTGGCGGTCATACCAGAGGCGCTGCTGGTCACTAAAAGTGTGGCCTGTTTGTGACTGCATCTGGTCAAGATATTGGCTGATGGCTGGACTGATCGTGGACACATCGCCCTCGACGACATACGTCGGGTCTTTCCACCACGGGAAGAAAACCACGCGCCAGTCCTTGTCCGTCTTGGCCGCTTCCGGCGTCTCCAGCGCCCCCTTGACGATTTCCCAGAGGTGGCCCCCTCGCCCACCCTTCCAAGTGGTTTCGACGATGATCCGGCCATGCTCCGCGGACGGGATTGCGCCGGTCAGAATTTCCTCACTGCGCCGCGGGTCGTCCGCTTGGATGACTCCCCACTCGGAGAGGTGCAGCCAGTTGTTGGTGCCGCCACGGGCGCGTAGACCAGCAAAGAACGACGACGCGGCCTCTCCGGCCACGCTCACCTCAAGGATGCTGCCGCTGTCACGCACCTTCTCGATGCACTGCAAAGCAACCGGAGGGAGATTGTCCAACGCGACCTTGGCAATGGTGGCCAGCTTGCGCTCGGCATCCGCCGCGGTCTGATCGACCAACGAGCATTGTGTTCCCGCGTTCCACAGCATCTGATCGGTCAGCAGGACGTCGAGCGCGGTGGACATGCCCAGACGGCGGGCCTTGAGGATAATAAGGCGCTTGACGCCCTCCTTGAACAGCATGTCGTAGACCCGCTGCTGCTCCGGCCTCGGCGCAAACTTGATGATGCGCCCGTCGCTCGCCTGCTTGATGTGGTAGAGGTTCCGCAACCGCCAAAGCGGGTTGGCCAAGTCGTCGGTCGTCACGCCGGTTTGTCGGTGGACTTCACAATGCCTTTGAAGACGCCAACAAACTCGTCGGTGAGGTCATGCTTAACCTCCTGCTTCTCGGCCTCGGCCAAGCCAAGGAGCTTGACCAGTTCGCGGACGGCTCCGGTCGCGGCGCTGCAATCCTCGCGGGCGTAGGCTTTGTCGTGGATCTTCTCCAGCTTGTCCGCGGCGCGGGCAATCATGGTTTCCTTCTGCTTCATGCGCGTCTCGCGGGCGATGGGATTGGCCCGTTCGATGTAGTTGGCCGCGGTGCGTTTGCAGACCTTGAACTCGCTGCAAATAGAAGAAACAAGATCAGTGAAGCGGCGACCTTCCAAAATCCAATCGGTCACCACGCTCACGCGGTGTTCCATTTCGCTGTCGGAAGTGATTGGCATGCGTCTTTTCTACTCTGTTGGTCAAACTAAAACATTGACCGCGTTTTGACTAACCCGCTCTATCTTATTCGGCTTCGCTTCGCTCGCCTCAACTATGGTTTGTGGAAACGGATAATAAATGTGCGTTGCTCCGTCTTTCGGATGATCCCTAAACACTTGGTCATCCAACTCGCACTGCAAATTTTGCAGCGTCTCAAATGCCCGCCTTGCCAGCCTGCCTACGCGAGATGTCTTGCCGTAGGTGTTGGGCAAAGCGCATGCCGCTTTAATCAGTATTGCTCTGACCTCGCTGATTTGCCGCCCCAGTTCTTGGTGTTCGGCCATTGTTAGTTTTTTTACCATTCGTATTCCCTCGGTGCGATGAGCTTGAACTCGCTCACCGGAATGTGGACGACGGGTTCCTTGTCTGGTTCCCAGCGCACTTTGTTCGGAATCATGTAGCCCACCGGATACGGCTTGCGCTGGATCATCATGTAGTGGATGCCCTCCAGCCATTCGACGCAAAAGGCGACCGACAAAAGGTCGGTCATCTGCATCGCGTGAACGTATTTTTGCGCGCTCCATGTCAGCGTGTTGTATTTGTTAATCGAGAGCAGTTCGCCGTCCTTGTCCTTGCGCTGACGGGCCTCGGCAAACGCCACAGCCCGCCCGTTCCGAAACAGCACAGCATCCACGCAATAGGCTTTAGAGCATGGCGCGGCCTCGCACTTAAACGCCTCGGCGGCGGTGCGGATGATCCGCTCCTCCACCTCGCGGTGCTGTGCTGTTTCAAAAAGCGGCATCAGAACGGAATGTCGTCGTCAGTCGCGGGTTCGTCCGTTGTCCGCGGTGCCGCCGGTTTCGGTGCGTTGTAGTTGCTGCCTTTTTCCTTCGGTTGCCACGGAGGCCCAAACTTCAGCGAGAGGAAGTCCTTCCCGCTTTTGCTGGTCTGCTCCCAAATACTAATCTCGTAATCGCGGCCTTCAATTTTGACAGGGCCGCTCCACTTGGGCGCTTTGGGGTTGTCTGATTGCCGCTCAAAGGCGGCTCCTCGGTTGTCGTCGTTGTATTGCATGGTGTTGGTGTTGTGTTGATGTCGAGCGTCCCGTTGGGGAGCGCCCAGATTTGTTCGGATCGGAAATGCACAAACGCGCCGTCGCGCTCCATGACCACCGTCCAGATGTCGTTGGCCAGATTGCTCTCGCGGGACACGATGATCGCCCAGCCATAGCCAAGCGGCGTGTCCACGGGAAATGGGCGTTGCAGTTCCAGCATCATCGAAAAAGATTCCGGCGGGTCGCGGATAGCGCGATACCGCGACGGCCCCCACACAATGCTGTCCCACCCTCTCCCCTTGAGGTGGTGGCCAGATATGAGTTGGCGCAGCCTGTTCCGCCGGAAAGTTTCATGGGCGCTTCTTTGTTTTGACTAAACCGATACGCCGAAAATGCTGCGGGTTGCGATGAATCCACGCGATGACCTCGCCGCTATTGTGGACGTCCGCGGCCCAGACGGCGTTGTCGGAAACGAGCGGGCAGTGTTCGCAGAGGATATTCATCACGCTCACCTCGTCGTCTTGCATGGAGTAGGCAATGAAGTCTTCAAGACTGTTGGCCATGTGGCGATTTTATGGGTGTGGTCAAATGGATTACTCATCGATCCACCCCGTTCCAGTGAGGTCTTCCCAGCGCCAATGCCTGTAGTCCTCGTAGTCATGGAAAGCGTAAACTTGCAGCCACGATGCTTTTTCCAGCCAGCGCCACTCGCCCGCCAATTCCTTCGGCAGCAAAAGAAATCGCGTTACTTTGCGCCGGTCGCCGTATTTCGGGCCGTCGTATTCTTTGACTTTCCACTTCACGCCGCCACCACCCCTTCTAACTCGCGGATCTTCTCGCGGATGCGGGCAACCTCGGCACGCGCCTCCGGCGTCCACTCCGTCTCCCAAGGACATTCTGGTTTATGCCGCCGATTCCGCGGATCACCCTTCATTCGCTCCAGCTTCGCTTTTAAGGCGTCGATGCCTTGTTTGGCATCCCAGACCCCCTTGGGTTTAGTCAAAGCCTTGGCGGGGCGTTTACGCGCAATTGCGGCGGCTCTGGCTTTCATGTTTGCCTGCCAGTTGTGAATTGGCTGGCCGTTCCAGCCTGTCCAGTGGCCGGTCGGGGCGATGGCGCGGGATTCGTTGTCGTGCCAGATTTCCTCCGCGATGTCCTCCTCGACCATGAGCATGCTGGCTGCAACTTTGAATTGCTCCAAAGTAGGAGTCTGAACGACCTCGGCGGGCATAGATTCTTCCCCTTCCATTCCCTTTACCTTTCCATTCCCTTTCCCTTTCCGTTCAAGGTCAGCTTCAAGCACTGCTTCAAGCTGTGCTTCGGAACGCGCTCTGCCACTGGCCTTGCCGCCCTTGGCACCCGCCTCGCGCTTGGCCCGCAACTCCGCTTCCTTGCTCACCGGATAATGGCAAACGAGCAGATCGTCGCCAGCCCACTGGTAAAGCTGTGCTTCAAGCTGTGCTTCAGCAGAGGTGATGCCACAGGTCTGCTGCCACTGGCGGCATTTCCATGACCGGCAGTTGCGGATAATGCCTCCGTTTTCTTGATCCGCGCAGTAGGCCAAGAGGTTGAGCCACGTTGCGCGTTCCACCGGCTCCGCACCGACGTAGTCGGGCGAACGGAGGATGCTGATTTCGATGTTAAGCCACTTCATTGCCTCTCCTTCATCGTCACTTCCAGATACGGGTCGCCCACGCGGCACTTCTCGACGACAAGCTGATCGATCAGCGCATCATCTGTGAGCCATCCCGCGGGTGTGAGGGCGTCTAAAACTCCTTTTGTGAGGTTATCTATGTCCGGTCGCACGCCATGCACCCGCTCGTGTGGGCGGGCTTTGGTCACGCGGAACGCGAACTTCAGTTTGATCAGCACCGGAAACTCGACCGGCTTGCGCGGGGCGAACTTCCGTAGCTGTGCGACCAGCGCGTTCTGCGCGTCGGCTACTTTCTTCTTGGTGAAGAACATGGGCTTGCCTCCGCGGACGAAGACGCCTTTTTGCTGGGCGGTGACGGTTGGTGGGTCGCCGTCGATAATTGCAGTAATCATTGTGTGGGTTGTTTTTTGCGCCGCGGTGGGCGCGGTTTGGGCGTGGTAATCCGGCGGCGAACGAATCCCTCCGGCAGACCGATTTCGATGAGAGCGGCTTGAAGGTCGCCGTCGGGAACCTCCGCGCCGTGCTTGAGCATGTCGTCGAGCGCATCGCTGCGGTCGGGAACCATGCGGAGGGACAGCGTCTCCCACCACACGATCCGCGCCGCGGCGTGCCTCACGGGCAGCGCCAGCGTCAAAAGACGCTGACGCCAGTCCGCGGGCGTGATGCCTCGGCTCCATCTCGGAACGTAGGCTTTGTCGCTCATGGTTTTACTTCCTTGACCTTTAGGTCGCGCTTGATGGTGACCTTGGTGACAAACGAAGTGACCACTTCGCAGAT